TTTTGCCAAAATGGAGAGAATGGTGATGGATTCGATTGCTGCATCCAGTGATCGAGTTACTGTTCATCAAGCTCTCAAACATCTTGTCGTAGGTGGCAATGCTCTTATCTTTATGAGCAAGGATGGGTTGAAGCATTATCCATTGAACCGCTTCGTTGTTGAACGAGACGGAAACGGCCAAGTAATTGAGATCGTTACCAAAGAACTTATTAGCAAGAAACTACTACCGCAAGAATTGGTCAGTAGTAAAATTCCTAATCAAGTTAATAGCAATGGTGTCTCCTTAAATGGAGATGACCTAGAAGTATATACTCACGTCCGACTTGATAACAACCGTTGGATCTGGCACCAAGAGGTGAACGATAAAAAGCTTCCTGGTTCTGAAAGTAAAGCTCCAAAAGATGCATCCCCCTGGCTCGTCCTGAGATTCAATTCGTGCGATGGTGAGAATTACGGAAGGGGCCGCGTTGAGGAGTTCCTTGGTGATATGAAGTCTCTTAATGCACTGTGTCAGGCCCTCACAGAAGGCTCTGCAGCAGCCGCTAAAGTGATCTTCGTGGTATCACCCTCAAGCACTACTAAACCCCAAACGCTGGCCCAAGCAGGCAACGGTGCAATCGTTCAAGGTAGGCCTGAAGATATTGGAGTAGTTCAAGTTGGTAAGACTGCTGATTTCAGTACAGCTGCCAACATGATTGCAACTCTTGAGCGTCGCATCTCTGAAGCATTTCTTGTACTGAGTGTACGCCAAAGCGAGCGTACTACAGCCGAAGAGGTCCGCCTCACTCAACTTGAACTTGAACAACAACTTGGTGGATTATTCTCCCTTCTGACTGTCGAGTTTCTGATACCTTACCTTAACAGAAAGCTACTTGTTCTGCAACGTAGCGGTGAGCTTCCACGTATCCCTAAAGAGATTGTGCGACCAACCATTGTGGCTGGTATCAACGCTCTTGGTAGGGGACAAGATCGTGAAGCCCTTACAACATTTATGGCAATGATTGCCCAAACACTTGGTCCTGACAATCTAATGCGTTACATCAATCCTGATGAAGCGATTAAACGTCTGGCTGCAGCTCAAGGTATTGATGTGTTGAACCTTGTGAAGTCAATGGATCAACAGCAGCAAGAACAGCAACGAGCAATGCAACAACAATCTCAAATGCTTCTTACTAAGCAAGCAGGCCAGATGCTACAAGCACCGATTGCTGACCCCTCTAAGAATCCTAATGCCGAGGAAATGCTTGGCAATGTTGTTGGGGGGCTGACTGACCAAGAAGAACAACCACCACAGTAATGTATGTCTGAAACCCTAACTTATGACCCAACTCCACCCGCAGAGGTAATTGCTTCTCAGGAAGCTGACATGGCAGAATCTCTTGCGCTTGGGGAAGAGTTGATGGCACAGCAGGAAGGTCTGCTGGCTGGTAAATACAAAAACGCACAAGAACTTGAACAGGCCTACGTCGAGCTACAACGCAAGCTAGGCAGTAAGGAAGATGACTCTGAATATGAGGAGACTGATGAAGGTTACTCTGAGGATGAACAAGTAGAGGAGGAGTCACAAGAGGAGTCGGATGACCCGACCATTGACTTCCTTTATGATGTTGATCAAGAGTACCAAACAAACGGAGAACTAAGCGAAGAAACCTTAGAGAGGTTTTCGCAGATGTCCTCTCGTGAATTGGTTGACGCATACTTCCGCTACCAACAACAGGTTGGACCTCAGCAACAATCGCAAGGTGTTGAGTTGTCTTCTGGTGAAATCAATGCAATCAAGAATTCTGTAGGTGGCGAAGCAGCTTACCAACAACTGACAGGCTGGGCAGCAGAAAACTTTACTCCTGCTGAAATACAAGCTTTTGATTCTGTTGTGGAATCAGGTAATACTGCAGCTATCAACCTTGCTCTGCAAGCACTTTACTATCGATACACTGACGCTATGGGCTACGAAGGTGAAACACTACAGGGTAAACCCGCACGTTCTATGGACACCTTCCGTAGTCAAGCTGAACTTGTTCGTGCAATGAGTGACCCTAGATATGACAATGATCCTGCATATCGACAAGATGTGATGGATCGACTTGATCGATCTGACCTCAACTTCTAATGACTAAAAATATTTGGGCAAAAGAGCCACCTATTTATATGGATCCTAAATACTACGAATCACATAATGAACGTGCTGAACTGCTCAACGGTAGGCTTGCAATGCTTGGCTTTGTTGCAGCAGTAGGTGCATATCTTGTTACTGGTCAAATTATCCCAGGAGTACTTTAATGTGCTGTAGCAACAAAAAAGGCCATAAGCACAATGGCAACAAAAAGAAGTAATGTCAGTCTAAAGATTGGCGTACACAAATCACGTACTGGTGGCTTAACAGCTGCTGGCCGTGCAAAATACAATCGTGAGACAGGTTCCAATCTCAAGGCGCCACAACCTGAAGGTGGGCCACGCAAACGATCATTCTGTGCTCGTATGTCTGGTAACCCAGGTCCAATGAAAGATGAGAAAGGAAGACCTACACGAAAAGCATTAGCCCTTCGTAAATGGAAATGTTAAATGACTAAGCCTGGCCTTTATGCGAACATTCACGCTAAGCGTAAGCGTATCGCACAAGGAAGTGGAGAGACGATGCGTAAGCCTGGGACTGCAGGCGCTCCAACTTCCAAGCAATTTAAACAAGCAGCTAAGACTGCAAAGAAAAAATAACGGAGTTAATCATGCCTAATGTTGGTGGTAAAAAGTTTCCTTACACTCCTGCTGGTAAAGCAGCCGCTAAGAAGGAAGCAGCTAAAAGTGGCAAACCAGTAAAGATGAAGCCCTCAGTTAAAAAAGGGTATTGACAGATAGAGGCATGGCTCCTAGCGAGTAGTGCTGTGCCTCTTACCGAGTAGATAGTCATATAAAAGTTCTTTGCTAATTAATTATGATTCCTATCCTAACTACTCTGTCGGTGATCTCCAGTTGGTACGGTCCTGGTTTCCACGGAAACCTAACTGCCAATGGTGAACGATATAATCAAAACGGCCTTACTGCAGCGCACAAGACACTCCCATTTGGATCTAGACTAAAAGTCTGTTACAAGCGGTGTGCCGTTGTTCGGGTCAATGATCGTGGTCCCTACATTACTGGTAGGGGTGTAGATCTCAGTAAAGGTGCGGCTGATGCAATCGGTCTCACTAACTCTGGAGTTGGAAGGGTTCAAGTAACTCGTCTTAACTAACTTCAACAATGACTGCAACTATCGCAGTACAACGCTCTCAGACTACATGGGAGCGTTTTTGTAGCTGGGTCACCAGCACTGATAATCGTCTTTATGTTGGTTGGTTTGGGACACTGATGATTCCGTGTCTCATTGCAGCCACTGCTTGCTTCATTCTTGCATTTGTTGCCGCTCCCCCCGTCGACATCGACGGCATCCGTGAGCCGGTATCTGGAAGTCTTCTTTATGGAAACAACATCATATCAGGAGCCGTCATTCCAAGCAGCAATGCCATCGGACTACACCTCTACCCAATTTGGGAAGCTAATTCACTTGATGAATGGCTCTACAACGGGGGGCCGTATCAGCTCACCGTCTTCCACTTTCTCATTGGTATCTATGCTTACCTGGGACGAGAGTGGGAACTTAGCTATCGACTAGGAATGAGGCCTTGGATCTTTGTCGCATATTCAGCTCCGGTTGCAGCCGCAACGGCTGTATTCCTTGTCTATCCATTCGGTCAAGGTAGCTTCTCGGATGGTATGCCTCTCGGTATATCTGGTACGTTCAACTTTATGTTGGTCTTCCAAGCCGAGCATAACATTCTCATGCACCCGTTTCACATGCTTGGTGTTGCTGGCGTTTTCGGTGGGGCACTCTTTAGTGCAATGCACGGTTCACTTGTCACGTCCTCGCTTATTCGTGAGACGACTGAAGAAATTTCTCAAAACCGTGGTTACAAGTTTGGACAGGAAGAAGAGACTTATAACATTGTCGCTGCTCACGGCTATTTTGGTAGGCTTATCTTCCAATACGCTTCCTTTAATAACAGCCGTAGTCTTCACTTCTTTCTCGCTGCTTGGCCTGTGGTTGGCATTTGGCTTACTTCACTTGGAGTAAGTACAATGGCATTCAACCTTAATGGCTTTAACTTCAATCAATCTATCGTTGATAATAGTGGTAGGGTCATTAACACCTGGGCCGACGTGCTGAACCGCGCTGGTCTGGGCATGGAAGTGATGCACGAGCGCAACGCTCACAACTTCCCGCTGGATCTGGCCACTCATACAGCTCCAGTTAGCGGTTGATCAAACAACTCAGTAGTTAAATAGAAGAACGCTAGGCACATAGCCTAGAGATGTGAGGTGCAACTCCTCACCTGAGTCTTGGCTATTGGCCCGTACGCGGATACCCTTTAGCCGTCATGACGGTCTGGAGAGACAGACAACAATAAAGCAACAAAATTTTCCAAGCTTGGAGAGAACGTAAAACTATTTGTTTCTCTCAAAACAATGGCTCATCAATCTGCTACTAACCCCGCACAGGTTACGTTTGGCGGTTCTAACAACCTTGCCAGCGACAATCGTGCTCTGTACCTGAAGCTTTTTTCAGGTGAAATGTTCAAAGGCTTCCAACGGGATGCCATTGCTCGTGACTTGGTGATGAAGCGCACCCTCAAGGGTGGCAAGAGTCTCCAATTCATTTACACGGGACGCACCACTGCTGAGTACCACACTCCTGGTAACAGCATCCTCGGTAACACCGACAAGACTCCTCCGGTGGCTGAAAAGACCATCACTTGTGACGACCTTCTGATTAGCTCTGCTTTTGTGTATGAGCTGGATGAAGTGCTGGCTCATTACGATCTGCGTGGTGAAATCAGCCGCAAGATTGGTTATGCCCTCGCTGAGAAGTATGACCGCCTGATCTTCCGTGCTATCGCTAAAGGTGCTCGTCAAGCTAGCCCTGTAACTGCCGCTAGCTTTGTGGAGCCTGGTGGTACTCAGATCCGTGTTGGCTCTACTGTTAACCAGTCTGATGCTTTTAACCCCACTGCCCTTATCGATGCGTTCTACGACGCTGCTGCAGCCCTTGATGAAAAGGGTGTGAGTTCCGATGGGCGTGTGGCTGTCCTTAACCCCCGTCAGTACTACGAGCTGATCCAGCAAGTCGGTACAAACGGTCTGGTGAATCGTGATGTCCAAGGCACTGCTCTGCAGTCTGGCCAAGGCATTATTGAGATTGCCGGCATTAAGATCTACAAGTCGATGAACATTCCGTTCCTCGGCAAGTACGGTACTGCCTATGGCGGCACCACTGGTGTGACCGCTCCTCAAAACACTGGTTCCTTTGTGAACCCGTCGATTGAAGCCGCTACAGCTGTTGCATCGGGTAGCTTCGGTCCTCAGCAGAACTATGGCGCAGCTGCTGCGTTTGACGCAAGCTGTGGCCTGATCTTCCAACGTGAAGCTGCTGGTGTGGTCGAGGCCATTGGCCCTCAGGTTCAAGTCACCAGCGGTGACGCTTCCATCCTGTATCAAGGTGACGTGATTGTGGGTCGCCTGGCTATGGGTGCTGATTACCTGAATCCGTCTGCTTGTGTGGAGCTGTTTGCTGGTACGGCAACTGCCCCCACCGCATTCTCCTGATTCTTGTATCAATACGGGGACTCTTCGGAGTCCCTTTTTTTTATTTACCTCTTAGATAGAGATGCCTGCTACTTATGCTGTGTCCACCGAACTGGATGCTGTCAATCAAATACTGACCTCTGTAGGACAGGCCCCTGTCACTACGCTAGATCTTCAAAACCCCGAAGTCTCTATTGCACTGACAACTCTTCGGGAGGTTAACAAACAAGTCCAAGCAGAAGGCTGGATCTTCAATACAGAACGGGGGTATGAATTAACTCCAGACAATGTTACGAACAACATTGCATATCCTGAAAATACACTTTCAATCGATATAAATACTGATAAGTACGGTGCTTCGTATGACACTGTGCGACGTGATGGTAAGTTGTACGACAGACTGAATCATACATTTGAGTGGGATCATTCTGTCTTGTGTGATATTACCTGGCTGTTCCCTTTTATCGATGTACCACCTGCAATCCAAAACTACATTACTGCAAGAGCTGCTCGGCTTGTGTCAGTCAAACTTGTTGGAGATAAGGAAATTTATACCCTACTCCAGGAACAAGAACTGCAAACAAGAGCAGTTGCTTTGGAGTATGAATGTAATCAAGGAGATTACAGCATCTTTGGGTGGAGGGATGGTCAAGACAATTTCAA